ATTACCACACCCGGTTCCCCGGCCACTTTTACCCTTGGGTCGGGAAAAACTTTTGCGGTCAACCACAGCCTTACGCTGGCGGGGACCGACGCCACAACCATGACGTTCCCCACCACAAACGCCACAATCGCGCGCACAGACGCGGCGCAGACGTTTACTGGAACGCAGACGTTCAGCGGCCCTACTGTTGGCACCGCGCAAGCCTTGTCTGGCGCTGGCGCAGTCAACATTACGCAGATGATCACCAAATTTACTTCGACCGCCACAGGCAACGCTTTGACGTTGGCAGACGGCGTGGAAGGCCAAATTAAGATCATCGTGTATGTCGCCGAAGCCGCAGGCGCCGACACCGGCATCTTGACGCCTACCAACCTTGGCGCGGGCACAACAATTACCTTTACTTCGGTCGGCAATGCGTGTGTGCTTCGGTTCCTCAACACTGATTGGTGGGTGGTTTCTAACTATGGCTGCACGGTAGCCTAAAACATGAAAACGCCTATCCTTGGTTCGACTTATGTGGCCCGCAGCGTCAACGCTGCGGACAGCCGCATGGTCAACCTCTTTCCAGAATTGATACCGGAAGGCGGCAAGGAGCCAGCGTTTCTCCAACGGGCGCCAGGCTTGCGCCGTCTCGCCACGATAGGCACCGGGTCTATCCGCGGGCTATGGCAGTTTGGCGGGTTTAGCTATGTTGTGTCGGGCAACACCCTTTACCAAATTACGCCCGCGTGGGCTGCGACGGCGCTTGGCACCATAGCCGGAGCGGGACCGGTGTCCATGTCGGACAACGGCACCCAGTTGTTTGTGGCTGCCAACGGGCCAAGCTACATTTACAACGCCAGCACCAACGCCTTTTCGCAGATCACGGACCCGGATTTTCCGGGCGCGGTCACGGTCGGATTTATCGACGGGTACTTTGTCTTCAACGAACCCAACAGCCAAAAGGTGTGGGTGACAAGCCTGTTGGACGGCTCCGCCGTTGACCCGCTGGACTTCGCCAGCGCCGAAGGCTCGCCTGACGGGCTTGTGTCGCTTGTGGTCAGCAACCGCGAAATCTGGCTGTTCGGCACCAACTCCACCGAAGTCTGGTACGACGCCGGCACCGCGGATTTCCCCCTTCAGCGCATCCAAGGCGCGTCAAACGAACTCGGCTGCACGGCGGCCTATTCGGTCGCCAAAATGGACAACACCGTGTTCTGGCTGGGCGCTGACGCGCGCGGGCGCGGGATGGTGTACCGGGCCAACGGCTATATCGGGCAGCGCATTTCGACCCATGCGGTTGAATGGCACATCCAGCAATACGGCAATATTTCTGACGCCATCGGTTACACCTACCAGCAAGACGGTCATTCGTTCTATGTGCTGATCTTCCCGCAGGCTAATACGACGTGGGTTTACGACCTCGCCACGCAAGCCTGGCACGAGCGCGCCGGCTGGTCCAACGGCGCGTTCACGCGCCATCGCAGCAACTGCCAGATGGCGTTCAACAACGAAATCGTCGTCGGCGATTTTGAGAACGGCAACATTTACGCTTTTGACCTTGACGTGTACGCCGACAACGGCGCTATACAGCGGTGGTTGCGGTCCTGGCGGGCGCTGCCGACCGGGCAGAACACGCTGCTCCGCACGACGCACCATAGTTTGCAACTGGACTGCGAAACAGGTGTGGGGTTAGCGCAATACCCGGCGTATGACGCGGAAGATTTGGCCGCGGAAAACGGCGATCTTCTATTGGCGGAATACACGCAAAACGACATCGCCACCGAAAACGGGGACGAGATAACGACCGAGGCTGGCGACGGGTTTGAGTTCATAGCCGACGTGCCTAACTACCCTATTGCGTTTGTGCCGCCGATGTATCTGACCACAACCAGCTATCCGGCGGCACCCGGCTACAACCCCCAAGTCATGCTGCGGTGGTCAGACGACGGAGGCCACACTTGGTCTAACGAGCATTGGACTTCCATCGGCTTAATAGGAAATTACGGATACCGCGCGTTTTGGCGTCGGCTGGGTATGACGCTTAAAACCCGTGATCGCGTGTACGAGGTGTCGGGCACCGACCCGGTGAAGATCGCCATTATGGGCGCCGAACTGCGCGCCAGCCCCACCAATGCCTAGCCCGCCAAACATCACCAACATCCCGGCGCCGCGCGTTCCGATCATCGACGAGCGCACCGGGTTGTTGTCGCGGGAGTGGTATCGGTTCTTCTTCAACCTGTTCAATCTGACCGGCGGCGGGGAAGGCAACTCAACCTCTTTGCAAGACGTTCAACTTGGGCCGCCTGACAGCCCCGACGACCAGCTTGCCGCGCAGCAACTTGCCGGCGCTTTGGCGGCGCCTGACGGGTCGGCGCAAGAGGCGCAGATTGCCGTGTTGCAGAACCAAGTGCAAGGACTTTCTCTTGCGCCCCCACTCACGCCGCAGGCGCCCAACCCTGTTTTTGGGGCGTTTTACAGCACCGTAAACCAGCCCGACGGCTCCACCACGACGGCGTATCCGCTGGTCTACGACACGATCCAGATAGAGCGGAACGTCGAGTTGCAGGACCGCACGGCGACGTTCACTGCGTCCATCGGCCCCGCCAGCACCACCATGACCGTGACCGCAATCAGCGCCGGCCCTATCTACCCCGGCATGGTCATCACCGGCACGGGCGTCACGGCTGGCACCTACATCGTGTCGCAGACCACTGGCACGGACGGCAGCACGGGAACGTACGTCGTCAGCGCGTCGCAGACCGTGGCGTCCACGACCATTACCGGGACGTGCAAGTCTAAGATCGTCGTGCATGAGGCGGGCACTTACAACGTCCAGTTCAGCATCCAATTCGTCAACACCGACAACAGCATCCACGACACGGACGTGTGGCTGCGGAAGAACGGCACGAACGTGGCCGACAGCAACAGCCAGTTTTCGGTGCCCAACCGTCATGGCGGCGTAGACGGGCACTTGATCGGGGCGCTAAATCTGTTTGTGGAAATGGCGCCAAACGACTATGTTGAACTGATGTGGGCGACCACCAATTCGGCGACCACAATCCAGTACATCGGCGCCCAAACCGGTCCTGTGCGCCCGGCTACGCCGTCTGCTATAGTGACTGTATCCTTGGCCTCTGTGCCATCGAACCAAGGGGTATGATATGGCCGTTACCGTAACCGTCCTAATCCCGGCCAAGACCGCCGAGGCTACGCAGACGACGCAGTACACCTCGACCGGCGTGACGACGATCATCGACAAGTTTACCGCGACCAATTACAGCGCCGCCGCGGCAACGATCAGCGTCAATTTGATCACGGCCGCCGGATCGGCCAGCAACGACAACTTGACCGTCAAGACCAAGACGTTGCAGGCTGGCGAGACCTACACGTTCCCCGAGGTTGTCGGTCAGGTGCTGGCGCCCGGCGGGTTTATCTCCACCATCGCCGGCACCGCGTCGGCGGTCAACATTCGCGCCAGCGGGCGCCAGGTGACGCAGTGACCATCACCATCCGCCGCCCTGAATACGCTGACCTAGGCCGGTACACCGAACTGGCCGTTGAGTTTATCAAGTCGGCCCCTATCAGCAAGCTGGTGGACATTACGCCCGACAACGTGGCGGATTTTTTGGTTCGCGCCATGGACAACCCTAACGTCGGCATGTGGATGGCGGTCAAAAACGGCGTCATTGTCGGCATTTGCGGCGGCCTGCATTACCCTCTGTATTTCGGCCCGCAGCACACTATTGTGCAGGAGTTGTGGTGGTGGCTGACCCCCGACGCGCGGGGCAGCGGCGCCGGGCAGGCGATGTACAAGACGCTGGAAGCGTGGGCCAAAGAAAATAACGCCGCCGCAATCTTTATGATTGCGCTGGACGACGATAGGGTGGAAAAAACCAGCAAGTTTTACGAGCGAGCCGGGTATACACCTTTGGAGCGCACGTTTGCGAAAGGGGCCGCGTCATGGCAATAGGAACCACCGCCGCGTTAGTTTTGGGCGGCGCCGCACTGGCGGGAACCGCCGCGACCATGTATGCATCCGACAAAGCGGCAGGGGCGCAAAAGCGCGCCGCGCGCGACGCGGCTGCGCTGCAACAAGAAGCGTACGCCCGGCAAGAAGACCTGCAAGAACCGTTTCGCCAAGGTGGTATGGCGGCGCAAAACCGGCTTATGACGCTGCTTGGTCTGCAACTGCCTAAAGGGGCAGAGTATGTGCCCGGCCTAGAAGTTGATCCTAAGTCTCGCGAATTTGGTAAGTACGCCCGCGATTTCAGTATGAAAGATTTCCAAGCCGACCCCGGGTATGGGTTCCGCATGAGCGAGGGCATGAAGGCAATCGAACGGTCGGCTGCTGCGCGCGGCGGGCTGTTGTCGGGCGCCACGCTGAAAGGCGTCACACGGTTTGGCCAGGACACCGCATCGGCGGAGTATCTGAACGCTTTCAACCGTTATCAGACCAACCGCGCAAACCAACTGAACCCGTTGCAAAGCCTTATGGGCGGCGGGCAGTCCAGCGCTAATCTTCTATCCAATGCGGCAGGACAGACGGGGCAAGGTTTGGCGGGTTCTGCAATGGCTGGCGGTCAAGCCACTGCGTCAGGCTACATGAACATGGCCAACGCGTTGAACCAGGGCCTTAGCACCGGGGCCAATCTGTACATGCAGGGGCAGTATCTCGGCGGAATGAACCAGCTTAACGCAGCTAGAACTGCGTACTATAACCGCCAGGCGTAAGGAGTTAGCGCATGTCCGGGTCTTTCCCTCCGCTTCCGCAAATCCAGCCTTTTCAGGCGCCTAACCTTGTAGCGATGTCCAACGCGATGCAGGCGCAATCGCTAAACGCGATGCGCGAACAGCAGTTGATGGGCGCGGAGCGAGAGCGCAACGCGCTGCGGCAGTTAATGAGCGACCCAAACTTTGATATTTCGGCCCCCGACGCTGCGCGGCGCTTGTTGGGAGTGGCGCCCACAACAGGCGCGGCTACATACCAAGCCTTGCAAGCAGGGCAGCGCGAGCGTCGTCAAGCGCAAGTAGCTGACTTGGACAGGACGATTAAATATACGCAAATTTACCGCGACAGAGTGGCGGGGGCTACGCCAGAAAATTACCCGGCTTTGCGCGCGCAAATTGTCCGAGATGTCCCGGAGTGGGCGGCGTTATTTCCTGAACAGTATGATCCTGACCGTTTACGCGATCTGGTAACGCAAGGCGATCAATTACTGAGTGAATGGGAAAAAATTGAAATCGAAGGTATGCCTTTCCTTATGAGCCGCCGGCGCGGGCAAATCATACCTTTTACCGAAGGCCCCCCACGGACGGCGGCGCCAGGCGCTGCGCCTCCTGCCGCGGCGCCAATGGCCGCGCCTATGTCGGCCCCGGCGGCGCCAGGCGCAGCCGCTGGCGACACGATCCCGCTGGCTGCGCCCGCGACAGGCGCCGCGCCCGTCCCCACGTCGCGGTCCACGGACATTTCTGCCATTCTTCCCGCCATAGACCGCGGCGAAGGCCGCGGGGCTAACCCGGCGTCGTCGGCGCGCGGACAGTTCCAGTTTATTGACTCCACGTTTATCGACGAGTTTAAGCGCAATTTCCCCGACATTGCGCGCGGGTTGAGCAATTCTCAAATCTTGTCCTACCGCAATTCCACGTTGCCAGATGGTCGGCCCATTGAAGAGTTTCTGGGCGAGGCGCACACCAACCGCAACGCTTCCGTTCTGTCCCGCGCAGGGTTCGAGCCTAACGGCGCCAACCTCTATTTGGCGCATTTTGCCGGTGTTGGTGGGGCTAGACGGTTGCTATCCGCCGATCCTAACACACCCGTTGAGCGTATATTGACCCCCGACGCGATTGACGCCAACCCGTTTTTGCGGGGTAAAACGGCGGGGCAAATTATTGCGTGGGCGGGCGATACGGTTGACTACGGCCCCGGCGCTGCCCGGCGCCGTCTGCTTGCCATGGGCGCACCAGACAACCGCGTAGAGCCTGGCGCGGCGCTTACGTCGCCTGTCGTCCAGACGCCATTGACCAACGCCATGACGGCGACGCCGGTGTCCAACGCGTTTGTCAAGCCGTCCACAGGCGGCGGCATGAAAGCTGACGCCCTCCTCGACGACGCGACCTTGGCCAGCAACCCCTTGGCCACGCCTGTGTCTGACGTGCGCCCGGCGGCGCCCAGTCTGCCGCGAAACATTGCCGAAGCCCGCGAAATGCGGCTCCAACGCGAAGAAGAACAAGCACGGGCGCGGCAGCGCGGACAAGAAACGGCCAAGTCGGAAAAAGAACGCGAAGACAACGTACGCAACATCGACAGCGCGTTGGATATTATTAACAACGTCACAAAACTTGACCCTAGGTCTGGCGTAAGCACTTTGGGCCGCGCCACGGGAAGCGGTGTGGGCGCGCTTCGGGATTGGGTCGCGTCGTGGGGCGGTTGGGATACGCCCGGTTCCGAAGCGGCGGCTAAGTTAGAAACGGCGCAAGCGCGGCTTGTAGCGCTGTTGCCCCGTATGCGCGGCGACTTGAACAAATCAGAGTTTGACTCTTTGCAAGCGCAGGCCGCCAAGCTAGGCGACCGCAGCCTCACAAATAAATCTCGCGCTGCCGCGCTTGTAGAATTAACGCAAGACTTAGCGCGTATTCGTGAGCGGCTGTCTGGCCAACGTGGTTCAGCAGGCGGCGCCTCAACCGCGCCCGCAGCTTCAGCAGAAGGTGGGTGGTCGATCCGCCCAGTGCAGTGATGGATTACGAAGTCACAGCCCCTGACGGGCGCCGGTTCGTCGTCACCGCGCCCGAAGGCGCGACGCAAGAGCAAGTGCTGTCCTACGCGCAGCAAAACTACAGCCGCCCGCAACAACCCCCTTCAAGGGCGCCTAGCGACGCTATTCCCGGTCCACGCCAATACGCGGCGGGCGAAGTGCCCGGTGAAGCGGTCAGCAACCTGCCGAGCAGCGCCGGCCGGTTTTACGGCAGCGTTGTTGAAGCTGTCACCAGCCCGGTTGAAACCGCAAAAAGTCTGGCCCAGCTAGGCCTTGGCGCCATGCGTAGGGCCAACCCTTTGCTGGCCCGCGCAAGCGACGCGCTGTACAAACCGGAATTTGCAAATCAGTCCGACGCGGCGTTTAAAGCGGCTACCGATATGTACGCAGAACGGTACGGGTCTTGGGAAGCCGCGAAGCGCACCATTGCCGAAGACCCGGTGGGGTTCTTGGCCGACGTGTCTACGATCTTCGGCGGCGGCGCTGCTGCTGCCCGTGGCGCAGGCATGACACGTACTGCGCGGGTGTTGCAGGGGGCGGAAACTGCCACCAACCCTCTGACGCCTGTTATCGCGCCCATTCAAATGTTTGGCCGCGGCGCGGGCGCGGGCGCGTCGCGTGTGTACCAATCAACCGATCCCGAGTCGGCTTTTTACCGAGAAATATCAGAAGGCCGCGAAGCGCAAATTCTCGATCAAATGCGCGGTCAAGGGTTAGGTTCGGTTGCGCCCGGCACCCCAGGCGTAGACCTGACCCCCGCGCAACGGGCGGCGCAGGCCGGTGCGGCCCGGTTCGCCGCTACCGCCGATGTAGCTACCACAGAAAAATTCCCCTCTGAAATAGCCGCAAGAGAAGCCGCGCAAGACACCGCCCGCATGTCGTATATGCGCCAGTTGAGCGGCGCACCTTCAGACCCCTTGTTTGGCCGCGCCGGCGCGGTGGAAACGGCAACCGAGTCGCGAGCTAGGAAGACCGGGCCAATGTTTGAGCGGGCGCGGGCCACAACGGTTCCCGCCGACGATACTATACGGGAACTGCTCGCCACGCCTTCCGGTCAACGGGCGCTTTCTCACGCGGACCAAATCGCCCGCGATTTGCGGCAACCGTTCACGTTGCGCCCGCCAGAGCCTACGCCGCCGTCTGGGCTGCTAACTGCCGAAGGCCGGCCAATGCCTCGCGCGCCAGAACCCCCGCAACAATATTCGGTTCAAGACCTAGAATATGTAAAGCGCGGGCTTGATAAAGCCATTAAGGACGCCGAAAACCCCATGACGGGGATAGGCGTGGCGGATTTACGAGCGCTAGAAAAACTACGGTCAGATTTTCTTGATTGGCTTAACAAGGCTTCGGTAGAGTCCGCTGAAGCCCGTCGCGCCTTTGCAGACGCCAGTAGAGGTATCGACCGGCTTAAGGTGGCGCAGGAATATGAGTCGCGGCTAAGGTCGGCGCTTACCGGCGGCCCTGACCGCGCGGCGAATTTTGCCCGAGCGGTTGAAAACGCCCCTGATGTTATGCGCCAAGCAACCGGGGACGGACGGTACGCCTATCTTGCGGAACTTTTTGGCCCCGACACCAAAATTATCAATACTATCCTGACCGATTTACGGCGCCAGGAGCAAACCAACAAATTAATCTCCCAAGGCCGCGCGTCTGTGCCCGACATAGAACGGCTGTTTACGGCGGTTTCGCCGGCTACTGTTCCGCCGTTTATGGACCGCGTTTTCACCATCGCGCGCAACGTGCTGAACAAGCTAGAGGGTAAAATAGACCAAAAAACCGCCATTAAGATTGCCCAAGATTTGTTGGACCCCGCCAAGACCGCCGCCGCGTTGGATCGCGCGCAAACTTTTGCGGCGCGGCAGCAACAGGTTGGCGCGGCGTTTCGGCGGCCTTTTGAAGCTACCGCCCAAGGTTTGCGGTCGCCTGCGGCGCGGGTAATTCCTCAAGCTACAAACGCAATGGCGCCTCCGCCGCCGCAAGAACAAGACCCTGTGGCTAATATGTTCGCCCCTTATTTTGCCCGGTGAGGTGATACCATGAGCGACACGTCATCCATCGGCCCGCGGCTGAACGAGGTGGAGAAAGACTTAGCCGTACACGAAGCGGTATGCGCGGAGCGCTACCAGCACATCACTGGCAATCTGGAAGCGTTGCGTATAGAGTTGGCAGCGCGGGCGGCGCGGCAAGAGGTTTTGCTGAAAGCCATCACCGCGCTGTTGATCGCCCTAACCGGGCTGCTTGAAGTGGCCAGACGCTGGTTTGGCTGAAAGGAAAAGACCATGACCCGTGAAATGTGGCTGGGCCTCGCCCGGCATATCCTGACCGCCCTCGGGGGGTTTTTCGTAGCGAAGGGGGCGGTGGACGCCGCGACGGCGGAAGTGATCGTCGGCGCGTCCATCACGCTGGGCGGCGCGGCCTGGTCCATTGTGGACAAAAAGCGCCGGTGATCACCGCCAAACTGATGCAGGCGTTGAACTGGTGCGACCCGGTTGAATGGGCCGCAGTGCTGGACGACGCCTGCAATCGGTACGAGATCATCACGTCCAAGCGCATCGCCATGTTCCTGGCCAACACCGGCCATGAGAGCAACGGCGGTCGCGCGCTGCGCGAGAACCTGAACTATAAGCCTTCCGCGCTGCTGGCGCAGTGGCCGCAGTACTTCTCGCCAGCGTATGCCGAAGAGGTGGGCCGCACGGCTGACCACCCGGCGGACCAGAAGGCCATCGCCGAAGCGGCCTACGGCGGTCGCATGGGCAACAAGAACCTAGGCGACGGCTGGCGCTTCATCGGGCGCGGGCTGATGCAGACGACCGGGCGGTACAATTACGAGCGCCTGGCGGAAACCATGGGTATGCTGGTGGACGATCTGCCAAGCTGGATCGAAACCAAGGAAGGCGCAGCCGAAAGCGCGGCTATCTACTGGTTCGCCAAGGGCTGCAACGACCTCGCCGACGCTGGCGCCGTCGACCGCTGCCGGCAGCGGATCAACGGCGGCCTGAACGGCATCATGGACGTGCGGCAGCGCTACATCACGGCGCTGGGGCTGTTGACGTAAGCAGTTCCCGCCGCTCGCGCATGGCGCGGAGCGCGGTAAACCGCTGGTGCATACGAATCATCAGGGTGGTGCGGCGCTCGCCCTGACGTTCTTCTTCGATGAGGTTGGCCAACTCGTCTTCGCGCAGGCTGCTCAACCGGGCGTTCAATTCCCGCCAGTTCATTCTTTCGGTCCCTTCAGTTCGTCCAAGGCCATGTCTGAGATGGCGCGTTTGTCATAAAGCCCGGCCCATATACGCTCGTCAATGGTTTTGTTGCAGAGCAGGACATAAACCCAAACCGGCGCGGTCTGGCCGCCGCGGTGCAGGCGCCCGACGACCTGCTCGTACAGTTCGAGCGACCACGGGATCGACATCAGCACCATCTTGTTGCCACCATACTGGAGGTTCAGCCCGTGCCCGGCCGACTTGGGGTGGATCAGCAGCAGTTCGATCTTGCCGGCGTTCCACCGGGCGATGGCGTCGGGGTCGTCAATCGTTACGGCGTGGGGGTACCGCCGGCGCAACTCGGCCAGTTCTTCCTTGTAATTGTACACGACAATGGTGTTATCTCGCTGGTTGCCTTCCAGAATGTCGTGCAGCAGATCGAATTTGTGGTAAGAAAACCACACAGCCTCCTGAACGGGCGTAAATTTTCCGGCGATTTCGTGCGCTAGGCTCTGGCTATTGTAAACGAACCCGCTGGACAACTGCTGTAGTTTGCTGGTGACCGCAGCGGCTGACAGCGCCGTGATCTGCTGGCCGTCCAAATTCACCAAGAAGTCCTTCTTCATCTGCTCATACGGCAGTCGGTCGGTCATGTTGCAGCGCATCTCGACCACGTTGAGCGGCGGCAGCTTGTCTTGGTACTCGCCCGGCTCCAGCACGAATGTGGCCGGGCGAATGGCGTCCATGACCGCAGGCAGCGCGTCCCTGCGCGGCGCCCACTCGCCGTATTCGCGGTTGATGCAGACGAAGTACTTCTGCATGAAGGCGCCCTTGGACCGGCCCAGCAGCGCCTGGTCCACCATCTTGCACTGGCCAAACACGTCCTCAAGACCGTTGCTGGTGAAGCTGCCGGTCAGCCCCCAGCGGTATTTGAACCAGCCGATGATTTTCTCCAGCGCCTTGAAGCGCTTGCCGGCGGGGTTTTTTAGCCGCGTCAGTTCGTCGAACACGATGCCGTCAAACGACCCGATCCCGCCGGGGATGCGTTCGATGTTGTCGTAGTTCGTCACCACCACTTGCGCGTCACCCGCGAAGGCGTCCACGCGCTGCTTGGGCGTTCCAACGGCCACAGCCACCTTCATGCCGGGCGCCCACTTGGGCGCCTCGACCGGCCAAACATCCGTGCAGACGCGCTTCGGCGCCAGCACCAGCCAGCGCTTGACGTGCCCGTCGGCCAGCATGGCCTGCATGGCGGTCAGCGTGATAGCCGTCTTGCCCGCCCCCACCGGGGCCAAGATCATCGCGCGGTCGTGCGCGTAAAGAAAGTCGGCGGCTTCATCCTGATACGGTCGCAGCCCAAGCATCCACTTGCTCCTTCGTCCAGAGGCAGGCGTAGCGCTGCCCCAATCGTTCCATTTCCTGCGCGAACACCTTCTGCAACGGCGCCAAGCGGCCGCCCTTGGTCTTCAATTCCACGAACCAAGTTTGGCCGTTTGGCAGGCAGACAACCCGATCCGACACGCCACGATGATTGGTTGACTTGAACTTGTAGGCCGCGCCGCCCATGCGGACGACATGCCAGACCAAGTGCCGTTCAATTTCGCTCTCACGCATAAAATTCTTTTACCCCCGATTTAGGACTTGTGCAACAGGTTCTGTTGCGGTAGAAAGATGCGCCAACATTGAAGGGAAAGTCAAATGGCACCACATTCCAATATCGTCGGCGGTTCGACCGCCAAGCGGGTCATCGCCTGCCCGGCCAGCGTCAAGCTGGCGCAGCAGATGCCTCCCAAGCCATCGTCCAAATACGCCGACGAAGGCACCCTGCTGCACAACATCATGGACGCGGTGCTGATGGACAACCGCAAGCCGGAAGATTTCATCGGCACGGAACTGAACGGCGTGACCGTCACCGCCGAACTGATCGAAGCCAAGGTGGCGCCGGCGCTGGCCGCGCTGGACGAAATTGATCCAGACAAGCAGATGGACTACGAATGTGAAACCATCGTGGGGTTTGGTGACGCCCTGCCCGACGTGTTTGGCTCCGCTGACCTCATCGGCCGCATCGGCAACCGCGCCATCGTGCTGGATTGGAAGTTTGGCGACGGCGTTGACGTGCCGGTGGAAGAGAACCCGCAGGCGATGTTCTACGCTGCGGCGGCCATGCGGACGCCCGACGTGCGGTGGGCGTTTGACGGCGCGACCGAGATCGAATGCGTCATCGTTCAGCCGACCGCCCGCACCCCGATCAAGCGCTGGGTGACCACGCCTGACCGCATCCGCGCCTTCGAGCGCGACCTGTTCGCAGCCGTCAAGGCGGCGCTGGGGCCGAAGCCTGCCATGGCCGCTGGCGACCATTGCCGCTGGTGCCCGGCCAAGCCGATCTGCCCGCTGCTGACCGGTAGCGTTGACCGGGCGCTGCAGGCGCAGATCAAGGCGCTGGACGCGCCGCTGATCGGCGAGATGCTGACCAAGGCCGACCTGCTAGAGCAGTGGATTGCGGACCTGCGGGCGCTGGCGTTTCAGATGTTGCAGGAAGGTGGCGTGGTGCCCGGCTACAAGCTGGTGCCGAAGCGCGCCACCCGGCAGTGGGTTGACCCCGAGAAGGCGCGGGCTGCGCTGGAAGACCTCGGGCTTGACCAGACAGAATTGATGGAGACAAAGTTGTTGTCCCCGGCGCAGATGGAGAAGGTGCTGAAGAAGCGCAAGCTGCAAATGCCGGACGACTTGATTGTCGCCGTCTCATCAGGTGACACGCTGGCAACCGAGGATGATCCTCGCCCGGCGTCGTTACAGATCGGCCGTCAGTTGACGGCTGCTCTTGGTAAACTCTCGTAAAGGAACGGTAAAATGAACGAAGTCGCGAAATTCGGTAACGCTAACCTCCCCTCCGTGCAATCGCTGGCGCAGTCCCTGCGGTCGCTGGACACCGGCGTGGGCCTTGGTAATACGGTCATCCTGAAGATGGACAAGACCGGCCATTGGGTCTTCGGCGCTGACCAGACCGAAGTGGAAGACGACAGCACTTGGGCGGTCAACCCGTTCTCTTTCACCCATGGTTTCATTGCCTGGGGCGACGGTGACGTGCTGGG